CTAAATTTGCTGGGCTGCCTGAAGATTTTTAATTAAATCATAATATTCAATCTCGTACTGTCCATTAAAATTTATTTTTAATTTTTCAATTTCTAAAAAAACTTCATTATTCATTAATGGAGTTTTTTCTATTTCCTCCCATCCTGTATATTTAGGTCTAGGTAAAAAATCATAATTTTCACTGTAAATTTTATGTTTACTTGTGCGAGTACTTAATTTTCCAGGATGTAAATTGTTTACTAAATCTACAACTGTTTTATTTTGTAAAAAACTCAAAGTTACTTCAGGTGTATACCTTAAAAAATCAGGTGTTCCTAAAATTTTATTATTTTTATACCAGTTCATGTAGCTATTAACTCTTTCAGTTTCTTGCCACATCCATCTTCCGTTATAATTTTTTAAATAAGGTTCGCCGTTAGCCATTATTAATGTACCATCAAGTTTTAACAAACCTTCCATTATACTTGGCATTTGATAAGCACAACATTTTGCATTAGTTGCTATTTCTAAAATTCGACCAGATTTTATAAATTGATCGATGTCTATATCTACTACTATAGGAGTTATTCCTACACTACTGCAAAAGTCAAATGCATATTTTGTATCGTGTGCATTGTAATCCCCATAAGAAATAATTGCAATATTAAAAGGTATTTTTGCAGCTTGGAAAGTTCGGATCATAAACTCTCCGTCAAGACCTCCACTAAATAACAGTGTAATAGGAGATGTAGCTGTATCATACACAATTTGTGCAGCTTTAATAGATTCTAAATTAAAATTTTGTATGTTAGTTGACATGCATCTAGTAAGAGATACTGTCCAATCGTTACCATTACCAGATGTAGTAAAATAATTGTTATAGGAAAGTTCAACCATGACCGATGTTTTTAAACCTTTAGATTTTGATTTTAATCAAGAAAAAATTTATAACGACTTAATGGCTATGAATATTTTTGATAAAAGTTTCCTTGCTACAGTTATTTACGCAGATGGTCGAAGCAAGTATGACAAAGACGGTTATTTTGAAGATTATCAGGACGTCATTCACTATGACGAAAATCGGCAATTAGTTAAACAAAATTTTAACACTTTTGTTACGTATAACTTTACTCATATTCCGGGCGTTAAAGAAACAGACGCTGATAGCTTTGTTGATACACCTACTGGACGCAAACCTATATGGCAAGTATATAACACTGAATGGAAATGGAAAGATGATACGCCGCAATCCTTAAAAAATACTATAACTGCATTAGATTTAGAATGGGTTAGTTGTGTTAGACTAGTCGGGCAAACTCCTCCTAGTAAAGGCATAGTGCATGCGGATGCTAGTTACAAAGATAATTTTAAATATTTTAAAAACAACGGCGTTGCTATTACACTTAATATTTCAGACGGTGGCGGACATTTAAAATACAGAGTTGGCAACGAATTAATAGAAGTAGACGAATCAAAATATAAGTCTTGGCATTTTGATGATTCAATGCCACACTGTACTACTGAAATATCATCGCCTAGAATACAGATAAGAATATTTGGAAAAAGAAAATGACAGATTGGAAAAATTTAATATTTTCGCCGCTGGCATTGCCTGATCCACCTGAAGTAGATATGGATGAATTTGTTGCATGGCACAGTGACCAAAAAAAGTTTATGCTACAACACAATCAAAATAAAGTAAACAGTACAAACATATACGGAGGATATTGCTGGCATATTAGTTGGGCAATTTGGTGGAATACTTATGATTTAGATAATCCGTGGATATGTGATTTTGACAAAAGACTTCCTGAACTTGCAGAATATATTAAGTTATTTCCGTTTAAAAAAATAAAAAGCATTAGCTTTCTTAATCAAATAGGTGGAGCAAAAGTAGAACCGCATAGTGATCCTGATAGCATGTGGGGAATGAGATTTTACTTAAAAAATAAAACAAAAGATTCATTGTATTTTAGCAGAATGAAAGAACCTAACAATTACAGAATTGCAACAATGGAAGACGAAAACGGCAATACTGTTAAAGAGCGTAAAAATCATTTAGAATTTTGCAGAGACGAAAAGATATATGCACAGTTTCCTAAAGATAAATGTGCATGGATGCTCAACAGTCATCGAGCATGGCACGGCTTAGATGAAAATGCTTCGCCTACAGGAAGTAGGATCACTTGTGCAATTATAGGCGATTACGATGAAGAAAAATTATTTAACTTACTAGAAAATAGTACACAGCAACATAAAGAATATCAGATTTGGTTTTAACATGACAGTATTATACACTCCTTTAGATTTGCCCGCATTAGAATTTGACAGAGATGAATTTATTAAATGGCACGAAGCAAAACGATGGCGTAATAGAGATAATATTAATTACGATAAAAAAGACTTTATTGCGCCTTGGTTAGTGAGTTTTGCATATCACGTTGACTACGGCTGGTGTAATAGATTCTTAAAGGTAATTCCTAATTTTCAAGATATATTATATAACCATTTGCCATATACTGATATAACATATGTAAATTTTTTAGAACAAAAAATTCCTTGTCAATTGCATCAAGATGTAGGCAGTCGTCCTAGAAGAGAAGCAGAACCAGGAGCATATAAAGCATTTATGGTGTACGATGCTCCCCTTATGTATTTTCAACAAGGCGAAACAAAAGATAATATACGTGAAGAAAAATTATATATCGATCACCCTAATGAGCTTACTAAATGGTTTGCTATAAACAATTACGATGCATTCCATGCAGCCGACTTACCAGCACAGGGACAACGTAAAATTATTATGACAATATTAGGAAAGCTAGACGAAAACAAACATAAAGAAATATTAAGTCGCAGTCTTGAAAAATATAAAGACTATTTGATTACAGTTTGAATATAATTGTCAACGATTAGTTTTTTGTTTTCTCTTAGCATTGCAACAGGTAGTTTATTTCTTAATCCTTGATGTTTAGAATAATGTTCATCTAAATCCAATCCTAAACTAGTTAAGCCGCCGCAAGACCAGCCCGCTACTTTTTGATAATCATCGTCCATATTTCGCAAGTCTTCGGCAATTTTGCCTGCTTTGATAGCATTCATATGTTCATTCTTCCATACAGTCATCCATGCATTAGTTTTGCCAGCTAATGTAGTTTTAAGCAATCGCTGCTGATGATGAACTTTATATCCAAATTTTTCTGGATCTCTGTCAATAGGTGAATGATATTCGTGATGTTCTTTTGAATGTATTAGCAAAGGATACCAATACCACAAATCAATATTAGGATTAGTTATTACCCGTTCTCTACTAGCTCTAATATTTTCTTCACTTTGATGAGGAAGCCCTACAATAAGATTAATTTGTACCTTGACTTGATCTTGACTTTTTTGTTTTATGCTTTCAATTGCATCTAAAACTTTTTCAATATCTGCACCTTTTTGTATAGCTTGTCGAGTTTCTTTATTATAACTTTCTACACCAAAACTTGCGCCTCGAAGGCCACTTTCAATAAGTAAATCTATTTGATCAGGCCAGCGTACTAATAATTCTGGTTTAATATACGTATCAAACTTTATTTTAAATGGTAAACTTGTAATTACTTCGTGCATTAATTCTAGCTTAACCATACTATCATTGTATGTGTCGTCCATGAACCAATAATTAGTTGTACCAAACTGTTCATAGTTACGCATAAATTCTGCGTACATGTCATCCTTGACACGAATATAATCAAACTTACTTTTATTGTTTAATGGAAAATTACAAAATGCACAATTAAATATACAACCTCTAGCAATTTCCATAGGAAGACTTTGTTGTGCAGTAATACCGTCTTCGGGCTTCCATATCACTGGAATGTTTGCTAGATCTTTTCTATCATACGAATGATTACTATCTACAATTTTTTTACCTTTGTAGTCTTTGAATATTAAGTTAGTATCTTTGCCTGCAAGGTAATGTGTAATTGCAACAGCAGCATCGTCAGCATACCCCGTGACAAATATATCACCAAAGTCTAAGAACTCTACCATTGCTTTTGCGCCGCCGATTACAAACGGCACATTAAATCTCTTTCGCATATTAATAAAAAACTCAGTTCTATCTTGCAAAAGTTCACTAGTATTAAAAAATGTTGTACTAAATCCAACCCATAACGTTTCTTTACTAACATATTTTTCTAGTGCAAGTTCTATATGTTCGTCTGTAAGATTATGAAAGTAATCAACAACTTTTACATTGTATCCCTGGGCTTCTAATTCTGTGCGGATACGATATGCGCCAAGAGCTCTAAAATAGCTAGTGGTTCCCATGTCAATTCCTGTAAAAATTACTGCATGATACATTTGAAATTCTCTGTTATACCTGTTGTATCAATTACATCCATTACGATATGATACCTATTTTGGTTTGATTCATTTATATATTGATGTTTTAAATTAGCCCAAAACATATAAACACTGCCGTCTGCTTTCATACTAATTCTAGATTTTTCGACATTGCTGTTATTATATAGTATATGACAACATTGCTCATTTGTCAAGAGAGGAATATGTAATCTAGCTTTAAAATCATTAGCAGGATAATCTCTGTGTATGCTGCTTTTACTATGCGGTGGTAAATTGTTTATTCTTACTTTAAATGGAGTTAAACCTTTACCAACTAGATCATCTAACACCTCTTTCATGTACCCTATACATAATTGTGTAGGCTTATTGTATTCACAAGGCGGATATACTGTCTCATTTTCTTTTCGCCAGCCGTCTTGCCAAGTGCCGTCTTGGCTGGTAATGCTCCAACCTCCAAACCCAGGTTCTATTGGACAGATAGGATCTCCTATTGACATCACTGTGTCCGTTAAAAAACCTTGTAATTTTTGAATATTATATGTAAATGGCAGTCTTTCAAAGACCATCTGACTAGGCCTTTACTAGCTTTATTACCCATGCACTAGGGTCTAGTTCCCACCAACGATGTGAAAAGTTCCATCGTCCAGGTTTTGCATGATGATTGTTATGCCAACCTTCGCCCCATGTAATTACTGCTAGCCACCAGGTATTACGGCTATCTTCTTTAGTTTCGTAATTGCGGTATCCCCACATATGGTTTCCATAGTTACTTAATACACTTGCCCATATTTGTATACCCATAGGAATGATACCTACAAATATTAATACGTTTATTCCACCTAGTACAAACAATAATGCAAGCCATACTAACAATATTAAGTAATAGTAGTTGTGTAAAATTAAATGAAACTTGTCAGTAATTAATCTACGCACTGCCCATTTGTTCATTTCAAAATCGTATTTTGGAATTAAAACATTCCACAATCCTAAATGCGGACTGTGCGGATCACCATCTTTATCGCTGTGTTTGTGATGCTGATTATGTACTGCTACCCATCCAATGGAACTGCCAGTGCCGCCTACTGCTCCAAAGAATGTAAAAAGATATTCCATCCATTTGTATCGAAACTTAAAGCTGCCGTGAGTAAGTTGTCTATGGAAGGTAATAGTGATACCCAAGCAGCCTGTTAAAAAATACATGCCAAAAGAAAGCAACCACCAATTTACAGATGGTGCAAAAAATGCCATATAAACAATCATTAATGTTGCTATTGCTTGAATATACGGAAAATATGATGTATTTGCTCTAAAGTAACCCTTCATGTATATATTTATCGCCCTAATAATTGTTTTTTATAATTTGTGATAAACTGCTGTTTAGCAAGTTTTAACTTATTATAAGGTAACTTGTGTAAATATCCGCTATGTTCTTTGTTGTGTTTATCTACATCAAAGCCTAAATTTAATAAACTTTCTCTATACCATACAGGAATTTTAAATCGTTCTGCGCATCGATCATTTAATTCAGTTGCAATCTGACTAGCACGAGATTCGTTCATATATTCATTGTACCATGTCATTGGTGCGCCGTTGGTTCTTCCAGCACTAGTTGTTTTTACTACATCTCTTGGTTTTACAAAATATCCAAAGCCTGTAGGATTTTTATCAATAGGACTTGTGTAAGCATAATTATTTGGATTGTGTATAGTTAATGAATAATAACTAAAATGATCTATGTAATCTGCATTGTATAATACATCAAATGAATTATATATACTTTCAATTGATTCGTGCGGTAATCCTACTATCATAGTGCATTGATTACTGATATTGTTTTTATGCATAACTTGCAATGCTTCTAATATTCTACTAGGATCTTTCATTTTAAATATTGCTTGTCTGGTATCAGGATTTAAACTTTCAAGACCGTACGCTGCATACTTTAATCCTGTTTCGATCAATAACGGTATTTGATCCGGCTGTGCAACTAGTAACTCAGGCTTTATATACGTACTATAGCTTATTTTAAAATCTAATTTAGATATTGCAGTGTGCAGCATTTCTAATTTTTGTATACTATCATTAAATGTATCATCCATAAATGAATAATCAGTTACACCATATCGTTCGTAATTTTCTTTAAGTTCATCTGCAATATTGTCAACATTCCTAAAATAGTCAAATTTCTTTTTGTTATTCATTGGAAAATTACAGAACGCACAATTAAATATACAACCTCTTGCAATTTCCATTGGCAAACTACTACCCGGAAGGATCATATCAGTGTCTTTCCATTTAATAGATATATTTGATAGGTCTTTTTTGTTGTAATCTTGGTTACTATTAATAATTTTTTTATCAAATGTATCGATAGCTTTAGTAAATTTTACTATTGCATCGTCTGCATACCCTGTAACATAATAATCAATAAATTCAGTTTCCTGTACCAGTGCTTTGCTGCCGCCGAAGATTAATTTAACGTGAGGATACGTTTTCTTAATTGTTTTCCAAAACGTATCATTTTCACTTATTTCAGTTGTAGTATTAAAAAATGTTGTGCTAAATCCTATCCACACCGTTTCAGCTGTAACATATGTTTCTAATAATTTAAAAATGTCGCTATTAGAAAAATGTTGAAAGAAATCTACAACAAGGCAAGAAATACCTGCATCTTCTAGTGCAGTTCTTATACGATATGCGCCAGCGCCTCTATACAAAGAATGCGGCGATATTTCTAGTCCAGTAAAAATTATAGTCTGCATTAATATATTTATATGCGTAGTTAACTATGGTAAATAATATTATGTTAGACATCTTACAAAAAATTCCACATTTAGATCTAGGGTTTAAATATAACCCTAAACAAATGCTGGATGAAATTAAGCATTTTGATTATGCAAATTATCAAACATCGTATGCTAATACAAAAGAATTATATGAAAAAAATTGGAGTGGTGCTAGTTTAGTTAGTATCGATGGAAGTATTTTTGGAGACATGAGTGAACTTAAAGTATATCCAGAAGTTAATCCTAAAGAAACAGAGTTAGCAAAAAAATGTCCTTATCTAATGCAAATTTTACATGATATAGGCAGTAACAATGAGCGCAGTCGAATCATGCGCATTGCTCCAAAGGGCAGTTTAGACTGGCATAGTCATGTACTACATCATAAACAAAATCCAAAAAGATTAGTGGTTCAGATACCTATTGTTGTTCCTAAAGGATTTACATATAGTGTTATGCATGCCAAAGACTTGTCAGCATTTAAAAAGGGCCAAAGCATTCATACATATGATAAAGAATATGAAGAAGGAAAAGTGTATGTGTTTAATAGTTTTCATCCTCATAATGTCTTTAATCCAAGTGACGATTATCGAATTACACTAATGACATATATGAATATTGATAATTTAAAAAGCAAACAAATTGTAGAGAAAGCTGTTAACAATTATGTCGGGCCATTACTTTAAAGTATATAAACAATTTGAAGAATTTTCTAAATTAATTTCAAATATTGATTTAGAAGATGATAGCGATTATTTAGATAATCATCGCAACGATATATACGATCGGCTGCGTTTGCCGATGCGAATGTTTAAAGGCGATAAAAGAAAATATGTAGACAAACTAATAAAAGATTATTTTGGGTTAGAAGATTTTGTTTTTAGTGTTATATCTAGCGAAGGCGCAAGTCGTATCCACACAGACACATATTACAAAAAAGAATCACACTTACAACGGTATTGTAATTTTGCATTTCCTATAAGCGGCGATTTTAATTCAAGACTTACATACTGGCCTAATTTAAATAAAATTGATGCTAAGGATGTCTTTATTAATGCTTTTCTTAAAGATGAAAATTTATACAAATATAGTACTGCCAATACTTGGCATGATTCAATTTTACACAAACAGTATCAACCAGTTTTGTTAAACACTAGTATTCCGCATGCTGTACTCGGAAACGGCAAATCACTATTTGCATATATTACTATTATAGGAAAAACCTATGATGACTGTGCAGCTTTATACGACAATATATCTAATTCGGCAATTATCTGATTAGTATACTGTACTTCTTTAAGCTCGTCGTACCATTTTAAATTTTGGTATATTTCTCTAGGGCCGCCGAATGTGCTTGCTTTACCTTCACTCATACGTTTTAAAAAATTTACAAGTTTATGATTATATTCGTTAAACGTTAACCAAACACGACTGTATCCTAGTGATTCTGCCCACTTAATTTGTTGCGGAAATATATGTCGAGCTTGGCACCAGTGCCCGCCACCGCGGTAGTCAGGGTGTGTAAATGCTCTTACACCGATAATAGGAACGTCATTGTAGATATATGCACCACTCATAGCAATAGGTTTATCATCGTTTGAAACAATATTAAATACTCCAAATCTTTGTTTATGATAAAGCAAATTTAATAAAGTGTGCGGCTTATTTTGCCAATCACTTACATCGTAATTAGCGTATGCAGGTTCTTTTAAATAATATGCATCTTCGCACAATGTTATTAATCTATTGTGTTGTTCGTCTGTTACTGTGTCAGGTGTAAAAGTTTCAATTTTCATATTCTATAAACTCGTCTATATCTGATGGTTGCCAATCCATAGGCATACGTAACATATAAGTGTATCTTTCGTGTTCATTGTGTATACTATGCGGAACTCTAGTATCCATAACAAAAATTTTCGTAGTGGCATATCTAGACAACAGTTTAGCTTGTCTTAATTCCCAAACCCATAAGTTGTTTGGTTTATTAGGTTTTCCCTTGGTTTTCCAAAAATGTGTATAACTTTTTTCATATCCAATAACTGGAATATTAACGCTCCAAATATAATTTATGCCTGCATATAAATCTCTATGACAATGTGTCTGTTTAGTTGCAGGGTGCCGTAATGTTTCACAAAGAACTGGAGTTTTTCCTAAAAAGTCAATAAATTCTCGAACTTCGTCTGTATATGGACCGTTGTACGCATGTACATTAATTTTTGCGTTTAACACTATAGGTATTAAACTTTGTTGCAACTCTAAAAATTTTGGGTAATCTATCGTGTAATACATTTTATTTTATATGCCCAAAAAACATTATCTTCGGTCCCAGGAATCCATTTATGTAAAATATTAGTTTGCACTAATGTAGGTTTGTTAATATTTATAATAGCATCTTTATACTCTATTATTGTATGTCCTTTAATAGGTACTATAACAAGTCCCCATATTCCAGGTGCTTGATGCCAGTCTACTGTTCTTGTAAGTTGACTTACGTACTCAGAATGATGCAAATGCAGCCAGGCCCTATCATTAATTAAACTATTATTGTGTTTTTGTTTTAACCATTCCTGCCATAACAATTTAGTATCTGGCCATTGCCAAGTTTGTTCTAATTCTATCTGTATAAATTGTCTAGGATTTGGCGTACAAACCCTGTGCTCTTCAGATACATTTATACACCAAGATTGATTTTTTTCTGATGTAAAGTTTCCTGTCCTAAATTCAGTTTTTCCGTTTCCTGGCTCTATATATACATTAATTACCCATTCTCCCCTAGTATCTCTATGCCAAATTGATTCTACAGGTTTTGGTATGTCAACAAATGACAATCTAGTATTACTAGGAAGATTTAAACGCTTTTGTAGAATATTAGGAATAGCATAATAATAAAGTTCATTTTTACCAGAATGCTGCAAGTCACTACATAAAGATTGATACTCTTCTTTCCAGCCGATGTCTGTGTATGCAGAAAAAAATGGTGCGGCTGGGGGATTCGAACCACCGTAGGTGCTATTGCTACCATCTGATTTACAGTCAGACACGTTTGACCACTCCGTCACGAGCCGCAATAGTATTTAACAAGTGCGTTGCAATTAATGCGTTGCCTTTGGCTGTAATGCCGTTTGGTCCTTGAGAAAAATCACATCTATTAGATTTTGCTATTGTCATGCATTTAATATCTTCATTAGATAATTTAATCCAATTAGGAAATGGGTGCGCAGTATCAACACAATTAATTACAAACGTATTTGTATCATTACAATACTGTTCTATTTGCATTGCAGCACCATATAGCCTTGCACGTTCTAATTCTTTATCTCTAAAATAAGTGTTATAGGTTTCGAGCATTTCAATTTCATCTGGGAGAAGTCCGTAATCACTGCTTGCATCAAAATCGTAATCTCTATTTGGTGAATAAATTAATCTGCTTTGACTATGAAACACAACTGCAATATCAGGTTTAGTTTTTTTTAAGTCTAATAAAGAGCGTTCCTCTGAGCCCATGCGGACACCCACATTAACTATGTCAGCACCTAACGTTGTTCCAATTAAATCTATAAATGATTCGCTGCTACGATATGCACAAGTAGAATGGCCATAAAATCCTATTTTCATTATATTGCCTTAGTTACTATTAGTCGTTCAAAGGTAAAAGGATATTTTACCTGTAATATAAGTGCTACCCTATAATCATCTGTTCGATTTTCATAACTGTGAGGTAAGTCACATCTAAATGCAATAGGGCCTGTAATATCAAATACATGCTCGCCATTATTGTGTATTGTTAAAGGACTATTGTAATTTTTAAGAGGAAATAAAAAATTAACTGTACGCTGTATACTATCTAACCCAGAACTATCAGTATGCGGATCTATAACAGTATTAGGAGTAGTTCTAATAAAACTGCTGTTGTAAAACCGCACTTTAGGTAGTTGTTGGATTATACTTTTTATCAACGGATGATCTAATCCAAAAGCAGGTACGATTTCTTGAGGTATTTGCCTACCTAATTCTTTAGATGCACGATTATATTCCAAAGAATTTGCTAAACTTAAAAGTTCTTCTTTGTTATATTCTACATCTAACTTTTTAAACATTACGATTCGCCAGCATCTAATATATTTAATACACGCAACACATTATCATACGTTTTTGGTATATTCATAACTAAATGTATGCTGTCATGAACATAACTGTGCGTCCTATGTGTTTTTCTAGTATCTATATAGTATGCACGACCTTCTTCAATTTGTCTAACTCTGTGATCATGTTCCCATTCATAATGTGCATGTCCGGTATTAGTAAGAAATAATACAATTCTAAATGTTTGACGTTGTAATAAAATACCATCTCTATGTTTAGGAAACCAGCCGCCGGTGTTAACCTTTACTAAACTACAACGACCTAATTTAGGAAAAACATTTAACAACGGGTGTATACTCTGTAGGTCATAATATAATTCAGTAGGAGTGTCAAAATCTAATTCAGACAATTTGCGACCTGTGCGGCGTTGGGCTTCTGGCATAGATAAACTATCAGTCGGAGTATCGCCAGGCAATCCTATTAAATTTAGCCCTTGTCGATCATTAAGTACACCTTCTCGATGCAAATAAGGAACCCATGATGATTCATATTTTTTAATTTCTTGCTGAAATTGAAATAAATCTACTTTAAAGTTTAGTGGAACAAAATCTCCAATTGCGTCTAATTGCATTTCACAAGCAATATCCATTATTTTAGGATTAGTGATTATCCCTTCCTCATACGCTTCAAGATAATTAACTTTAAGTTTCTTTTTTTCTTCAGTTGTAATGATATGATTCTTCATTTAAATCTCCGTAAAGATACTTAGTCCAATTTTTCGATTGATACCTACTTTTTTGAAGTTACTAGAGCAATGTATCTTTAAACTATCAAATGCTATTATCGATCCTATTGTCCATGGATAATATGTTTGCACACTAAGACCTTCTAACCATTCTTCCTTTAAATGACTGAGTAATTGTAATTTTATTGGTTTAAGTATACTAGTGTTTGATAAATTTTCAATATCAGTATAATCGTATAGATGCTTGTTATAAAAGATAACTTCTTTTTCAAACACTTCACCTTTGAAAAACTTTACTGGGCCGCCATAATAATATTGATCAAACATGACCAATTTAATTTTATTACAATCACCTGATTCTACCCATAACGGTATAGTAAATGCTTTGTAACTATTTGGATAATCATAACTATCGTCTATATGCAATACGTGAGGATTATCAACATCAAAGAAGTGGCAAGCACGAACTTTAAAATTGCCAAACTGTTTGCGCAACAGTATAAGCATATCGTCAATTATGCCTGTTCCTTCTTTTACATAAACTACTTTTGGACCTGTATTTTTTTCTATTTTGTCTTGACTATGATAGTAGTCTAATAGAAATTTAATCTTAGTTTCGTCCAATGCATTAAATATTTGCACAGGATCAGAATGTGTTTTTTTAATTTTTTCTATTTGTGTACTACTGCGCATGTTTTCTCTTAGGTATCTTACTATCAGCACTTGATACACAACTCTTAGTAATACATGTTTTAGGTGTCTTAAACAGTGTAAAACCTGTTTCGATGTTACCAAGAGGTGCATCGTGACAACTATAGCTTCTTTTTACCGAACCGTCTGGCTCGCGTATTATAATGCCACTGTAACCGGCATTGCAAGCCCATCCTTCAAAATTGTTGAAATTAAAGGCGTTAAATCGTTCTGCTTGGTCCATGTACCATTTTTCGCCCTTAGAGTCTTTTAACTCAACTTGCATATGCCAAGGAACACTTGCATCATTTTTTCCCATAATATCTCTAGGAACTTGGAATGTTGCTTTAGGTCTACCTTCCCATTTACGCTTGCTCTCTGTGTACGCACGTTGCGGCATGCCGTTGTGTAGTCGCTTTAGGTTCTCTGCTGTATACCCATCAACTACTCGGCTAGCTGTAGGGTCGCTTTGAGGCTTTAGCGTGACGTTTATGCCTTGCTCGTGAAAGAACAATGCGTTTTCCCAATCACGCTCAAACCAGTCCGGAACCATAACCATATTAATCGTAACTTGTACATCGTGCTCTTGACAGAAGATTAGCTTGTCTGCAAAGTCCTGCATCTTCTCTTTAGTGTTTAAATGTTCTGTATGCAGGCTTGCTGTAATACTTGCACGATGGAATGGCTTTACTGCCTCCACATACTGCTCAAACCAAGCCATATTGCGTGAGCAGTTTGATGTCATGTGAACACTAGTATAATTAGTATTATCAACATCATCAGCAAGATGTTTGAGAATATCCAAGTAGCCAGGGTGAAAAGTAGGCTCACCGCCAGATAAACTAAAATGAAAACTATTAAAACCGTTATCACGAGCTTGCCTCTTTATTTCATCAATTGTATGAAGACATAGTTCTGTTGGTCTATGGTCTTTGCGATCACTTCTAGCATAGGGCCAACAGTAACTACACTTATAGTTACAGAATCTCCCAAGCAACCAACTAACAGTAAATAGATCCCTGTAGAGAAGAGTTCTTTGGCCTACACTAACAATATCCTCAAAAGGAATTTTAGTAAAATCATAATTGCTCCATTTTAAATCTTCAGTCATAAGTTTGCTTCTCTATATATCATATATGTAATCGAACTTGTTTGGAAAATCTTTTTTCATTACGTGTTTAAAAAATTCAAGTTCGCTTCTTAATTGTTTATTATTTTCTAAATTAAAGCAATGATTGTCTATTGACTGAAATACATTTAAAAAATGTTCTGCCGATGATTCATCAAGTACTGCGTTAATTTTTTCTTTTAGTCCAACAAGATATTTACTAGGTAAACTATCTAATGTCATAGAAAAAGGTGAAGTGAGAATTATAGGATTTATTTTGCATGCTTTGCCTTTCATTTTGTCATTCCACCAAATTATTAATTGATCAAGTTCTATAATACTTAACGCATGCATTACCGGCACTATTGTAATCTTAAAATTTTCTTTTATATAAGGCATTGCAAGATCAATATTTTGGTTAATAGTTTTCCAATTAGATGCATGGCGTAAATATTCTAATGTGTCTCCGTATGCATCTATACTTAAATTTAATTCAACTGACCTAAATTCTAACAATAAATCTAATTGAGCAGACGTTATTTTACTAAAGTTAGTGTTGCACCAAAAATTTATATTTTTTGCATAGCCTCTAGTTACTAATGACTCAATATATGTCCAAAGTTCTTTTATTATAAACGGTTCTCCGCCAGTAACATACAACTGTGTTAACTGACTGTCTACTTCAGAAAGTCCTTCCCAAAATTTTGGAACTTTGGCAATATTTTTAAATGGAACGCTATTTCTATTCCATCTATCAAAATTAAACTTTTCAGCAACAGCTGGATCGGTTCGATTATATATTGATTCAATTAAACTTGAATAGAATGGTTCGCACATTATGCATGCTTGGTTACAAGTTTTTGAAACTTGCAAATTATAATATATCGGCACTATGTCTTCGCTGTTAGACCAACGTTCCATATTGTTGGCTACTGCTGGATCGTCAATTGCATCTATATCAAGTTGTCGCTTGCTTTTAAGGCCCTTTGCTTCTTTATTCCAACACGATGCACACTCTCGATTTTTAATTCTTCTAAGATTATTTCTTCTAATCGTGTTGTAAGCATTACTATTAAATATTTCTTTAATTGTATAGGTTGACAAATCAAGCTCGTTGTCATTCATGTGAGCTGCTTCACAGCAAAACTTTACTAGTCCATTAGGATCTGTACTAAAATGTTGCCAAAGATGAGGACAAAACGTAGGATGACTTTTTAATGGATTAGTCATGTTGCATCCTATCTATGCTGATTTCATTAATATTAATATCGCTAGGTTGATCAATTAGCCATTTAATATATTCAGCTGCTTTACTAATGTTTAAGCATTTTCGATCAGGGTGTTTTTCCTGATTGTTTGTTAGTGTGCCAAAACTAATATAACTAACTTTAGGTGCATCACTATTCCACACTCCGCTGATTGCTAAAGTGTTTGAATAATCTCTTAACGCTTTTTTTTCAGCATTATATAACCAGGCTTTTCCATTTTTTACTCTATCAGTTGTGCTACCTACGCAAATAATTCTTGTAGGTTTTTTTACTTCAATTAGTTTTTTATAAACAGTATCTAATAACACAGTTTGATTAAATTTCCATAAGGCACTGTTAATAACTACTACGTCGTGGTGTTGAGCTAATTTTGCAAATAATTCTTGACCTGAAGTTGTAGTAAGATCAAAGCCCGATGCCCGGCTGGCAAAATTTGCGTCAATATATATTTTTTTAAGTTCTTTAGCTAACCCAAAATTAGAATTGCCACTTATTAATATTTTACAAGACATATTTTTTATCTAACCGTTTTTTAGTACCGCAGGTTTCAATACAGGCACTGCATTTTCCTAGTTGATTTTCTTGCGCTATTGCCCAGCTATCATGTATAATCGAAAAGAACTTACCTTTGATAATTTCATCCATTGTGTGATTTTTTAGATTAAATGTATCTGTGCCGCCAGCCAACTCATACCATAACTTTAATTTTTTGTCGTTATTAAACATTCTTGCGCCAAGGTGGCAACACGGATATACTGCACCTGTTGCCATAATCATAATATCGCGATTTCCAATAACTTCACAATCAATAGTTGTAGTATTTTCTGGCAATGCTTTTCGAGTAGGATCATTCCTAATCTTTTGCATTCCCATTATATCGTTCCATTTTTTAGATTTCTTTTTACTAATTTTTTCTAACATCTCAAACTGAAACTCGATAGTTTTATTACTATACATGCTATCAGTAGCTCCGTTCCTATGACTTTGTATTATAAAAAAGTTTTGAAATCCAACATCTATACTATATGATCGGGCATCTAAAACTTGATGTTCATTCCACGGAAATACAATAAATTGCCAATGGGCACATCCGCCTGCATCTATAAACGCTTTAATGTTTTGATTTAGTTTATTCCAATTTACGCCTACGCGATATTTGTGGTTAGTATCTTCTAAGCCATCAATGCCAAATACAATCCAGCGGTTGCCTTGATATAGTTCTGCTAATTTTTTCCAATCTTTTTCATTTTTTAATCCGCCGTTTGTACTACAAATAATTTTAATGTCAGGCCATTCGTCTATAAAATGCTGTGTAATTTCGTATAGTTTTGGATGAGTTAATGGATCGCCGAAACTACCACAAAATCTAACAGCGTTTAATCTTGGTAGCTGTTCTTTTGTAAATCTTTCTTTTATCAATTCTAAAGATAGCATGTCTTTATCTAAAAACGGACGACATAAACTATCAATTTCTCTTACACATTCGGGACATTTTGCATTACAAAAATTTGTAAGATCGAAATGCAATTGTTCTATGTCTTTAGATTCTAATGGCCACATTATGCTACCTCTTGTATTTTATTTTGCAAGTGCGGAAATGTATCTAGTATATTAATACCGTTTCGTGCAGCAGCTCGTTGACTAGAAAACCCACGTAAAATTTTCCACCATTTATTTTCGTTATATAATCCTAAATTATTTTTAATATTTTCTAAATGTGATATCCATTGTATGTGAACACTATTTGATATATTAGGTAATTTATTAGATTCTTCAATTGCGCTATCTATAAATGATTCGTAAGACTTATCTAACATATAAGGACTGAGATATTCAGGGCCCGTAATTGTATTTTGTCCAAAGTGCCATTTACTAATATAGTTTTCTTTTCCGAGCAACTTTGTAAAATAATTAACAAACTCTTTAAGATAAGGTAAACAGAATACATTAATACTAGGTAATATGCAAAGCATAACATTATCAAGATTGTATAGCTTTTTGATGTTTTCTTCTATGATTGAAAAGTTACTATGAAATCTTATAGCATCGTTTCTTTCGTAAATATCATCAATACTTGCAACCCATGTCCATTTAATGTCAGCACTCTCAGATATTAATTTTATAAACTTGTCTAACTGTTTAGGTTTAGTATTAAAATTACTAGTTATATCAATCCGTATTTTTGTTTTGTTTTTACAAATTTGAACAATCTTTTCAATAAGATCAAATGTTTCATTGTCGTATGTAGGCTCTCCGCCTGAAAAAGCAAATGTCATTTCTGGAATTTTAGAATAATCTTTTTGTTCTAAATACAAATAAAAATTTTCTAAAAGTTTATTTTTCCAATGCAAGTCTGCTTTGTAAATAGGAACGCCCATTTCTTTAGCCCATGTGCTACTGTTTTCAGCATTGCAATATATACAAGCTAAATCACATGCTGTACTATTAACTATTTCGATATAATTAATCCAATCAGTCTCACTGATAACTTCTTTTTCAGTGTCTGTCTTAGGTTCATCCCATCGATTCCAAAGTTTACGCATACTGTTAGGTTCTGCTTCTATACAATATTTACAAGCTGCTGGCAATTGATCATCGTATACTAATGCACGCCTGCGCTCGGCTATATCAGCTTGCATAGAAAATACATTAGGTCCATATTTTTCAATGTCTTCTAATGTAAAATTTGTTTCGAGTGTTTTGCAACAATTTTTTACACTGTGTGCAAACAGTCTTAAATTGAGGTCTGTAAATTGTTTACTACATATCATGAAAATATTTATCATTATATGCTTAGTTAATAAATAACATTGGACGGAGAGAAAATGAGAAGAAAACCTATCAGAAATCAATTTACAATATACATTGTAGATGATAAAAATGTTAAAGATCCACTATGTCGCGAAGTAAATTATAATTTACTCGAAGGATCAGTAAGGCACGACATCGAATACAAGTATTTTACAGATTATAACTCAGCGTTTGAGTGTTTAAAAACAGAATCAGTCGAGTATGCATTGTTTACTAAGCCAAGCGGAACATTTGATCCGTACTATTTAAGAGAATTAACCGGAAAAAATTTAAAAGGTTATTCACTAATAGGACATTTATTAGATAAGAATGAAGAGTATTACGAGTTGCATGAACAATGTTTTATAATACATACTGAATCTTATAGATCTATAGGATGCCCTACTTACAGCGGAGGAATGACTGCCGACTTGCAAAATATTGCTCGGAGTGTTGAGACATTTCATGACGGATATACTCCAATTTCTGTTACTAAAGGAAATGGTAAAACGGAATTTAAAAATGTTAAACCGGGTGCATTAATTATTTCTAAATTACTTGAAAATAATTTTCAAATTAGACCATGGTCTGAAGAAGAACGCAAACATAAATTTTATTTGTATAATGATCTTGCTCTTAAATACGGAAGCTATCTTCGAATAGAAACTAACATGACCGACACTGTATTTAATTGTGCAACTGAGCCATTAATTTCTGAAGAAATGCCCACCGTTCAGAAACTCGTAACACCAGCAAACGGACTACAAGCACTTGCAATTGTAGATCGCTGTCCTAATTTACATACAGTTGATTTTAAAGATATTAATTCGAAACAGTTAGAATTTACAAAAAAATTAATAAAAGAGTATGACGGAACTAACTTTGCAGAATTTTGTTACAATACTGGGTTAGCATTACACGATTCTAATAAAGATAAAATAGACAATTACGAAAAAGAGTTTTTAGAAAATTTAACCACTGATTGGAATAGTTTAAAATTAAGATTGCAAAAATTGAATATATTTTATAATAGAGAGAGCTTTTTTGAAATAGAACAATTAAGCAATCAAATACAAGAGTACTGTGTAACATTATACAACTTTAGCAATATACTTTCTTATAGAAAAACATACTATTTGTTTAGTCAAATACATTTTAATCTAATGATCAAGATTCTTGCACATAATGAGAGATTAAAAAATAACAATAGCTTTATTCGGGGTATTTTGCCTAGTAGTGAAGCAAAGACAGGCTTTGGTACTGAGAGCGTAAATACGTTTACATTAGATCCTGATGAAATCGTAAATTACGAATGGAGGAAAGATTTATATGAGTACTATACAGACTATCTCAAAGTTCTTCGAAAAGAGGAAATTAGAAAATCATTATTTAAATCTACCAAAAATTCCGAGTGATTTAAACAAAGACGAAGCACTTAAATGGATTATCGAAGAAAGTCCTATTAAATCGTTGCGGCTTGATTTAAGTATGCCGTATGAAGAAATGTATAACGAGGCATACAATCTTATAGACGATTTCTATGAACATAGATCCGACGGCGAAAGTCATTGGGGATGGAAAAGTTTAGTATTGCACGGACGTGGTAAACATATTACTCAAGGCGATGACCAATACGATATTTCGTCTATGCCGGAAATGCACTGGACTGAAATTGCAGATGCGTGTCCAAAAACAATATATTTTTTAAAAAATATAATGCCGTTAGATCAATTTTTAAGAGTCCGATTTATGCTATTAGAACCAGGCGGATATATAATGCCTCACAGAGATAATGACAAAAATAAATTACAGGCATTTAATTTGGCATTGAATAATCCACATGACTGTATGTTCGGCATGGAAAATTACGGAATCATACCATGGAAGTCAGGAGACATAAGAATGTTAAATATTAGTACAAATCATGCTGTGTGGAATAACAGTGATGAACCTCGAATACACATAATTGTACACGGCTGGGCTAGTAAAAAATATCAGCAATTTAGATCTTGTATGATAAACGGATACAACAAAATATGAAAAAAATATTACACTTAGGTTGCAGTTGGAGTGAAATAAGTCCATTTAGAGATAACCAAAGTTCTCCTATTACATTATTAAACTCGTTATTAAAAGAAAAAGATAAAGATTTCAAAATATACAGTACTGCTAGCGGCGGTAGTAGTATAGGTATGCAGATAGATTTATTATTACAAATATTAGATACTGATTTAAAGTTTGATGCAATAATTTTTCAATCTACTACGTTAGGCAGAGGATACAGTAGGAATTTATTAGATTTTACTCCAGTAAGTGAAAAAGACTTTATTGAGTTTACACCTAAATACCCTTCTTCAACTGTTTATACTCTACGCGATTATGAATATAAAAACTATCACTGGTATAGTACTCAGAGTATAGTACCAAAAAGGCATTCAATTACTGGTAAAAATTTAAATACTTTTTTTGTCTTTAAGAACCGTATACAGTATGACGAGAATTCAGAGTTTTTTGGGCAAGTATTGCTAGCAAAAAAGATATTAGAAAACTCAAAGATTCCGTTTATAATGTATGGTCATCAGATTATAGACGCTCAACGGTCGGGATTTCCCTTACGGTGTTATGATGATATTAGAAAAGAATTTGATTTTGTTTCTGCTGAAGAATTTGATATAAATCCGTATTGCATAGATGACGGACATCATTTAAGTTTACAAGGTAATCTAAAGGTAGCAGAAATATTACTACCTTTAGCGTTAGATCGATTTACATCTTAGCTTGTTCAGCTCTCCAATCGAGCAATAAGTCGTCATCTAGTTCAATTAGATATGTAAGAAGTAATCCCATTTTGCTATTCCACATCTTTTTGCCAGCTGCTTTTGTGCCTTCATTACTTGCATGTAACTGAGTTGCATCAAAACTCATCCCAATAGTAGGTTCCCATGGAATAATCTTCTCAAGACTTAAACCTTGTAGACGCTCGTATGGAGTATTCATCCATAGTTTATGCATAGTTTTGTCAAATGGTGTTGCATTATTTTCTTTAGGTATTGCATTTCCGTCACCATCATGAAATTGAATTTCAGTATAATCTGTTGTAATTTTGTAAACACTAGCAATGTTTGGTGTTTTGTTTCCGCCATTATATACATGTGCCCAATCAATATGACGTTGATTAAAAAATACAATTTGGCCGCCATCTACTTCGTCGTGATGTGTTCCTATCCATAATGGAATTAAAAAGTTTTTCCAACATGTATATTTTCTACGTTCGTGATTTAGCGGCGTATGCTTATAAGTGTTTTCAAAGTCTTCTGGCCTGATACTGTCATTGTGCAATCCATATTGTTGAGGCGTAATAAAGTAGTTGCCTCCAATGCTAGGCGATAATGCAGCAGCAGGTCCCATAAAGTTATCAATACGTTCTTTAAACTCTAAGTAAATTTCTTCTAACCCGCCTGCAATAAGAACAGTACCGTTTCGATTGAGTCTAGGTTGACGATCATTTTTAAATGCTTGTTTCCATATGTTGTCTAACTCAGCTGCACTAAACATGTTTTCTAACACTTCAGCTTTAGAACTATGTCTGCGCATGTTTTCTATTGCTATTGGATGATCCATAGGCAACATATAGTGCTCTCTTAGGTAATCATTTACTGCCATTTTCTAATCCTTTAAATATATCTTTCATTTCTGGAAATGTTTCTTCAAACTTAACACCACGTTGTTTATCGCATAAATCTAAAAATTCTTTTGTTTCAGGCAATCGCACAGTCCAGTCTTCGCTTTCCATAAATTTTAGCATGCCTTCAAGACGTTTAATACCATAACTTGCATTGCGCCAAGTATCGTAGTCTACTTTGCCTTTATGCCAGCTTGGTATACTTTTCTCCCAATTAGCTTCCCACCATGGATAAAATTCTTCATACTTTTTGCGACACGCTGCTTTGAATTCATTAGGCAGGACCTTAACATTAAGATGCGGCGGATGATAAACAAAGTGATAATTTACCCCGCCGGCGCCAAATGGCCACATGTTAATCTTTTTAAACCCTTGTTCAAGTTTCCATTTAATAAGATCAGGGATATAATATATATTCAGTGCTTGAACTGCACATGCTACAGTAACTTCTACGTTATTGCTTGTTTTTTTGTCTAATATATGAAATACTTCTGCTTGGCGTGTCCACTTACTAGGATAACGAATATAATCATTCATTTGTTCAATGCTGTCTATACTGTAATGGAAGCGTACTAGCTTAAACTCTTTCCATAACTCAAACAAATCTTCGCGCCATTCTACACCATTTGAGTTGTATCGCAATTCAAGGTTTTTAGCATAGCCCATTTTAATAGCATGTTCAAGAATCTCATAGTGTTCTTCAATAATAAGACTTTCGCCGCCAGCAAAATAAATTTGTTGCATACTTGGCATTTGCTCATAGAACTGTTTCCAGAATGTAGGATTCTGTTTGTGCCAATTGTAGCTACTGCCGTTATAGCTGCCTTTATCCTGCCATTGCATAGTTTCTTTTAGGCTTGCATTTTCTACAGCAGGAAAGATTGCTTTATAATCTTTGATCCAACCGCTACTATCGTGTGGACTGCACATCACACATGCAAGCTGGCACTTAGTACCAAATCTTAAGTCTATATATGCAAGCTGTGGAGGAACACTTCCGTCTTCTTTAGTATCAGCAATTAATTTGTCAACATCGACACGCTGACTCCAATACGCAGTTTCCCACATACGCTTACTATTATGGCCGGCTGCTTCTTCTTTGTAACATTTTAAACAACTAGCTGGCTTTTCTCCTGCAAGCATTTGTTTACGCACATTTTTCATATATGTGCTGTTCCAGGCAGTTTCAAAATCACTTACATTCAAGTTGTTAGGCTTGCCGTCTTCTGTTTTAAGAACACCAACTTGGCCATAATGGGTGTGATCATTCGTAGGACCTACGCTACTTGCGTTTGCGGTACAACATACTCGCATGCTACCGTCCGGTCTTGTGCTTAAATGCACCCAAGGTAGCAAACAAAATGTTTCTGAAGGGGGGTTATTGTCTGTCATACTACTACTTATTTAAATTGTTCAGCATAAGGATCAAACTCGGTTCCACATTTTTGCGCACATACTCCTAATTTTCCCTCTTTAACACTATCAAGTTTCCAACTATTAGTAATACTAGATATTAATTTGCCATCGACAACATCTTTAATGTCGTTGTTTATTACACTAATTCCTTCTTTGCCGCCAGCGACATCTATATGATCCCATATTTGTTCTATTTTAGGATCAGCGTGCCACCATTTATACATGCGGCCAGCAGTCCAACAACACGGCATTAACAATCCTTCAGCTGTAATAAAAATACTTCCTTGTTTAGCTACTTTGCACGAAACGTTACATTTATCAAGATAGTTCTTCATACCGCCATAAGATTTCTCAATTTCAGCTTGTTTTTGTAATGCCAAATTTATATTTTCTTTTTTCTTAGGTTTTGATAATACAGCAGTTTGTTCACCTTTTCTATTTACCGATTGGTGTGTTTCTTTAGCTTTAACTTTCGATGTTACAAATCGGCCAGTTTTCTTCTTGATAAATTTTTCAAAACCCCATTTAATTGAAAGAGCTTCTGCTTCTTCTACTTGATGCTCATTATGTTCAAATATTAAAAAATCCCAACGTGCTCTGCCGCCAGCGCTAGCAAACGCTTTCATGCTACGTTCTACATTGTTCCAATTTACACCTTGTCTGTAAATATGATTCGTATCGCGAAGACCGTCGACACTAAAAATAACAGCCCCCATTCTTCCAAAGACATGGGCCAGTTCAGTCCACCATTCAACATTTTTTGCTCCTGCGTTTGTATTCATACTTAGCCACATATTAGGATTATGTTCGCGGAAGTATTTGAATATTTCTAATGTATCTTTAGCAACAATCGGATCACCTAAATTTCCACACATATACATAGTTTTTAATTGTGCAATAAACTCTGGCTTAAAGATGCGCTTGCAGTCTTCTAATGAAAGTTCTGCATTCGTAATATGAGGATTATCTTCACCACCATTTATATTACGATCACACATAGAACATGCAGCTTGACATCGTTGTGTTACTTCCAAGTGTACTTCTTTAATATCTGTGTAATTGTACATTTACTTGATTTCCTTTTGATAAAAATAATCTTTTACAATACTAATCATATCATCATAATTTAATCTGTAATGAAAACTTTGTTCGTCGCGCCAGTAATCAATTCTAACATAATTTGCAGGCTCACAAACTGGTCTAGGTCCTCTTTTTTTATGTTGGAACATCCAACTACCGTTATTTGTTCTAAATTCAATTCCGCCAGGTTTATCCCAATTTTCTATTATTTTATCAAATTGCGATTCCGTAAATCTATATGAATTAACAAAATTATCAGCTACTTTGATACTAAGAGTAATTTCTTGCGTGTCTTTAAAGTAGTAAAGTTTAATATTATTTTTAAAAATCATTCTAATACCAATTTTATATCTTTGCCAGGACCTACTCGACTAGGCAAGTCTCCGTACTGTTCTACATACCATTCAATAACTGCCTTATACCAATTTTGACTATTGTGATGTGCTTGTTTGTTAAATTGCCAAATATTGTTATTAGTAGCTTCTATTGTGCTTAATGCCTTAGCACTTTCTTTTTGAAGATCTCTTAAACTTAAATTATCTAAATTCATGGTCGACCTATCATCATAAATCTTTTATATCCGTACATTTCTTTTTCTCCAGCAAACTCTAATCTACTCATAGGAAACTTCTTTTGCATGTGATCTAAAGTATATACACACAGTTGATGCTCTAGTACATCAAACAAGTTGTTTGTTTGTATTACAAATAAAGGATCTGTTTCCATAGGACGATTAATCATTTTGTGATACCACACACTGCTCATGTGCTCTGCACTAGAATTTATAATTAAATCAGGCATTGTTTTTTCTTTGTAAGAATTACCTTTGTTATAATTTTGTACATCGTACTCGATACCAGTTCTAGTCACCCAAGGCATATTTTGTTCTTCCTCTGAATCGTCTCTAAGAGGAAGTCTTAGTTCAGTTGCTTTAGCTTTGTATCCTTCAATAAGATCGTTGTTGAATATTGTGTCACTCACTTCACAAGCAAACCTATCAACATCAAATATTCTCATTTTATTATAAGAAATATTTGCAGCATCTAAATATAATCTTGTTTGACCCATCCAACCAGCATGAATATGAATCATTTCAAAATTATCTTTAATTTTTGCTAATTCAGAAACCATCCATGTTTTGCTATTTACTTGTCCTCTACTAAATGCATCAGCAATATTTGTATCATGCAATCTATAATACTTTGCTAATATGTTTAATAGTTCTTCATTTGGATATAATAGTTGTAAGGCTGTACTAATTTCCTTTAGTTTCATGTTTTGTTCATCATTAACAGTATGACTAAAAAAGTTAACAACGTTATCTACAGGGTTGGTTTCTATACCTTCAAGTATTACATTGCGCAGTACAGGTGCTTTATTTTCAGAATATAAAACCTTTAAAAAGTTTTTACAAAATTGAGAAATATCATGTTTGTTTGTAAATTCAAAATAATCTTGCAAGCCATGCAGCCAACTGATGGAATTTGTGTTAGTTTCCTTGTTCATTAAACTTCTCCATTAACCATTCAAAATCATTTATTTTTTTAAGAGCTTCAATGTCGCCTTGACTTGCTGTTCCGTAAGCAGTCCCTGCTTCTGCGCCTTTAATAGCCCATTCTCCGTAAGGACGGTCTTTCCCGACTGTCTGCCAGACATGTAAACGATGTTCTGTTTCTTCATTTTTCTGCCTATCAATTACTTTACTACTAAGTTTGCAACATTCTCTAAATGCACTACGCCAAGTACTAAATTCGTCTGTATTAAATCGAGTAACACACGCTACTTCTTCCATCTTCTTAAATTTAGTACTAATGCTTGTAGTCATATCAGGTTTAGACATATCCATACTGCGAGTTAGTTTAGTAGGAAATAACTTGATGCCTCCATATCCATATTCTAAATCGTTGATTGGGTTTTTACTATGCCATACAAACACACAATCTCGATCGTGGTCATCGACATTGTAATCAAAATTAAATGTGTCTAACACATCTGCATCAGCGTCAATTACCCACATCATCGGTGTAGTGCATGCATCTGCTGCGGCTTTGTGTGCAGCATGAATACCTTTAACGCCGTCTATTCGTTTAATTCGAGAAAATTTCTTTTTTAACTTTTCGTAATTTACATCTGCGTTAGATTCATTGTAAGAAATCATAAATATGTCATAATTACTTTTTATAACAATGTTGCTTATATCAGTAGTACGTACAGGTTGAACGTACATTTGTTTAAAAAATGCACTTTGCTGTTTATTAAATGGCACAGAAGATATCGGTATTTGTAACTTTTGTATAAGTTTGTTGCCGTATTCTTCTATTTCATATTCAATATCTTCAATTGACTCAAAAGAAACTTTCCATAAATCATTTAAATACTCAAAGTCACGTACTTGTACATAATCCCAATCTGTACACATTGTCATGTATAAACCTGCTCTTGCGCCTAGTATTGCCCAAAGACCATTTTGCACATCTGCACCGACCATTAACCAAATATATAGTCGTTGTAGGTTACGCTTGTGACCATTTATAAAATTTTCTATGGAGGGTTTGGCTCCTTGATCAAGTGACATTTTGACCCCTTCACGAAATCCAGCACGCCAGGCTTGTTGAGGTGTAGCATTGTTATGTATAGTAGAAAATATTGCATTTTGCTGTAAGTAATTCAAGTCCCAACAAAAGTCTACTTGTGCTGCAATATTATCAGCATCAGCATTTTCGTGTGTACGCATGTTTAATACATGCTGCTTAGGCCAGCACTTGATGCCGCCGTTGCCATATGTAAGGTCGTTAATAGAATTTTTTGCAGACCAACTGATGACACTAGTAGACAAGTCAACATGCTCTTTAAACTCGATTTCTTGATTAAGGAAATCTCTGTCAACAATATTATCGCCGTCAATAGTAATGAAACGATCTGTTTCACTTAGATTTGCACAAGCCTTATGTGCAGCATCACTGCCTTCTACACCGTGTACACGTTTTGCCCAAGGCACTTTAGTACACAAATCTGCATAGTTTTTTTCTGCGTTCGGCTCATCATAACTTAGATAGATAATATCACAGTCGATTACTTTAAATAATTGTGGCATCTTTAATTTCCATAGAATATATATTAAAATATTTTGACGTATATATACTTACATCTTCGTTATTAAATTCAAACGGGTATTCAAACGGCACCGGTGATACATTTTTAAATTCAATAGATCTATAAAGTATATTAGGATCATTCTTTTTTGTTACACTAAAATAAAATACGTTTTTTGAGTCTTTTAAACTTTCTATAAACAATTTACTAGCGGCATCAAGTTTTAATTCCCAACATTTTGCTTTTAAATTTTTTATAATAGTAACATTTGCATTAGAAATATTCTTGGGTATATTATAACAATTATTAGTTGCATCAGGTGTAATTAATACATTACTAACAAGTGTTAGTATAGGAGTTTTTGTTTCAGGGTGATTAATTACTATATAATCACTTGTTCTTTTTTTACCTGATAATATATCGTTAGTATCGTCGATAGGAATTTCTAATATATTAAACTCAGTGTCATTTAATTTACGATTACTAATTTTATTTATTATACCTAAACTATCGTAGTAAACGTAAGTATTTTGATTAACATTAATAGATGTATTTGATATTTTTTTAAATAATTCTTGCAGATTAGACATTTAAAATATCCTTATATATTGAAACAATGTTAGTATTAGTCAACAGGTCTTTTTCAGTATAATGCAATATACCCGTTTGTAAATAATTACCAATCTTAATTGTTCCATCCGTTGATACGTAACAACCTGCATGTATTTGCCAAGAGGATGAAGGTTTTAACCAACCCTGGCTTTTTAATTTCATATGGGTAAACAGTGGTTTATAATTAGTGATATTAATATCTAATATCACTGCAACTATTGCTGCACACACATCAATACTAGGACCCACTGGTCTAGATTTAATATCTAAAAAAGATTTATAAAACAATTGCCAATTAGTTAATACAACTTCTAACCACAAATAGAATTCACTAGCAGAATTAGATTTTTCAAAATAATGTAGCCCGCTATATAGATTAGGTAAGTTATTGTCAAGAAATGTTTGTCTGTAAAAACTATTATCAGCAATTGTTCCGCGATAGTTATAAACATTGCCTGTAAAAAATATTTTATACTTTTCTAAAAAATTCCAATACGATGTTAAGTCACTAAGCACAATCATATCTGTATCTAATACTATTGTCTTGTTATACGGACTTGCATTATAAATTTTCCACCGATTTTCAATCTTCCAATTAGAATCGGCTGCATCGTCGGTTCCGGGAATAGGAATAATTTTATCAAATAAATGTTGATATTCTTGGGGAACATCATCGTTAGTTATCAATGACACATTCGAAAACTGTTGTGTTACTTTTAAACTCATTGCACAAAGGCATGCTTGCAATACATAGTTATCTTGGCTGTTTTGCGCAAGCATTACATATCCGTTAGACATTTGCAAATTCCTTATCGATTATGCGCCCTAGACTAAATTTGTTCATAACATGTACTGTTTGATTTGACGACGATAAGGCTGTATAATTACCTAATTCATTCTTTTTCTCAACAAGAAAAGTCATATTACCATCAGTTAAAGAAATTAACAAATCTTTATCAGTAGTGTACCACATTTTTCCCGGCATTGGATTAGCAAAGTCTCCTTGTTGAAATCCATTCATAATATGGATAGCAATACTAAAGGCATAATCATTTCTAAATGTAGAAGATTCGATCTGATAAGTTCTACGATAGTGTGTCCATTCCTCTTCAATATGAGATACAAGATCAAAGTATATTTTATTAGATAATGTTTTCCTAAAAAATACAGCAGTAGCCCAATAAAAGTCTACACCAATCTCACTTATAAATTTAAATTCTTGTTCATCTCTAACCTGGGCAAGATCGCTTGCATCCTTATATATTAAAAAATCATTATTTGATTTAAAACAATTTTTTAAAATATTATTTGAAATAATATAATCAGTATCTAATAATAATGTTTCATCATACGGCGATAACTCGTATGCTATTGCCCTATTGCTATTTCGAAAGCTAGCTGTTTTGTTAGAAGTTGTGCCGTCAAAGAATAATCGCTCATTAACTGACGATGCAGTATCTTTGATCACGATAATTTGATCAAAAACAGTTGCGTCATATGTTTTAACTAGATACGATGTGTTATCAGTAATAATAGTAGTTGGAATATCTAAATATTTTTTAATACGTTGCGCAAGAAATACTGCTTGCTTAATATAGTCCACGTACTTATTATTTTTAGCAATTAGTACTGCACCTTTACTCATAATTTATTAATTTTTCAACTGATCTAGATTTTTTTAATTCGTTATATTCATCTAAATATTCATTAGATGCGTTAGTGTATATTTCAATAATATCTGCTGTAAAACTTAACAAGTTATCAATTTTAACTGGAATACCGTTGTCATCAATTAATATAATTGAAGTAGTATGTGCTAATGCTTGACAGAATCCTATAATTTCTTGAGTAATAGTAAATTGACTACCATTAAAATAATATACACAACTTTCTTTAAATTTTTCGTTTAATATGCGTTTTTGGTTACTAAGAGTAACCGCATAATTAGAAAAATCAATTGCTTTTTTTAAACGCTGATCCATAATTTATTCCTAATATACTTGTACAGTATATAACAAATTTTGATCTGCGTCAACCTAAAAGATGGTTATCCTAGATTCGAAACAGTTGAACCTTTTGGTAACTTTGCAATAGGAAATAATACAGTCGGATGCTCAATTCCATTAATTGTTACTACTCCGTCTGGTTGAGCAAGTTCAGCTCTGCTAGTAAAGTCTCCAAATACTGCTTCGTCGATACCATATGTAATATCGTTTGGTTGGCCGTCAACAAACGAAACTTTAAACTGTATTGTAGATGTATTCAGTGATAATACATCTATAGTATAGTTATTTCTTGCATATGTTGTTCCGCCAGTACGAGAATAAGCACGTTGGTATGTACTAGATAATTGATAATTTCCAATCGGATAGCCTGTGCCCTGACCGGCAACATTGCTGGCAGTATTATTAGCTTTGAAACTAATACTACCCATTGCTGCTAAAATTGTTTGCCAATCAACTGTTTTTGCTTGACTACCTACATATGATACAAGTGCGCTTAATCGAATTTCTCCACCGGCATTAAAAAATTCACGTCTTTTAACATCTGATTCAAATGTTACTGTAAAAATATGTGTAATAACCCCATTCCATGTGCCATTGGCACTATTTAATCGTGTACTAACAAGCGGGGCACCTTGAGTATTCTTAAGAGTGTCTAGATTAAATTGCGTTGGATGAATTAAAAATCTATCTGTTTCTATTTGGGCAGCTAATGATTCGAGCGCAGTCATATATGCCAATTCAACTTTATCAGTGCTAGCTAAGTTAGTTTCGTAGTCACCTAGAACAAATGGAGATATTGCAAAAGATCCAATTTGATGTGCCCTTGTTCTTACTAAGTCAATGTATAAATCTTCGTAATCTTGCGCACTTATTTTATTAACAGTTGATAATGTCGAATCAGCTCTAGATCCAACAACTGCAGAAGTTGAAAATCCTTGACCGTAACCATAATTAGGTGATGCTGATACAGACGCTCCTAGAACTTTATTTGTTAAATTTCTAAGCGTGTTATATCTACTTGCTAATATTGTTGTAGTTGTAGCCATCAGTACTCTCTTTACCCAGTATTTATTTTATTTAATTGTTAAAACAATTAAAGCCGAATTATGCAAGAGTGATTTGATTAAAATACGCAGGTGCAGCAACATCAACATCGGCGCTTGCCCGATAATGTTGAAAAGTACTTTCAAGTCGTCCATCTACATTATTGTCGACGTTGTTATCAAACACAACGTCATTAAACTCAACTGTAAATATAATAGTGTTATCAGATTCTGACCTAGCTTTTATTGTATAAATGTTTCCTGCGTAAACTGTACTATATGTGCCGCCGCCAATTTTTTGATATACTGTTTGATCAGAAGAAGTTAATGTATAATTACCAATACTCTGGGCACCACCTTGCGTACTCTGCGTATTGTTAGCACTAAATGATACTATTCCTACTTGTGAGCAAACTTCAGCCCAATCTAGTCCTTTAGGTGTAGATGCACTAGTATTGTTTGCACTAATTCTAATTTCGCCGCCAGTGTTAAAAAAATATCTACGCTCGTTTTCATCAGTAAACGTTACAATTACTTGGTGTTTAATTAATCCATTCCAAGTAGCAGTTCTCACACTGTTAATTGCAGGCTCAAGTGCAGCTTGCGACGGATGCATTAAAAATTTATCAATTTCAACTGATGACATTAAGTTTTCAAAATCAACAATACCCTTTTTATTTCCTTCAGGATCAGGTGTTGTAATTCCATCGTCATCAACAAAATTACTTGTATCTAATGCAATAGTATTTAAATTTTGTATTACTTCTGCAATACCAATATCACCTACACCGACTTGGTGTATTCTAGCCTTTAATACATCAGCGTAGATATTATTTACGTCTTCTGCAGATGCAATATCTCCTAAATTTGAAACAGGAGAACTTACAAGAACTTGTCCATATCCATTTTGTCCTGCTCCAACTCCTAGAACAAGTTTAATCTTTTCGTGTAAATTGTTTATTCGAGTTGCGGTAATATCGGCCATTAGTAATCCTTAAACTTTAAGTACACATTCGATTAATTTTTCCGAAGCGTCGTCACTTGATTCTAATGCAACTCCAACTAAACAGCAACCATTTAATACAGCATTTGCTGTGCCATTGTCACCGCAGTATACTGCTTGACCTTTCTTTACTGGTCCAACTACACGCACAGGAACTCGTCCTTTTAAACCAATTGCTTGTCCGTTGCATTCGCTGTTCATCAAGTATGCAGGTGCATGTGATATCACACCAATTGCAATACTGTTAGTATTAGCTGCTTCAGTTTCGTGATCTTCGTGTGCGCAAACTGCCATAACTGTACCAACAGGGTACTCTTCAGCAGTTGTATATTTTTCTGCTAAGTCAGCATATCGTGCTTGTGTTGCAGTACCTTGGAATAAGTTTGCAGCAATGTTACCAGTTGCATCACGAACAGCAACAGAATTATTAGATGCACTAATATCACCGCTTCTAGATGTTCCACTAACTACTAATGCGCTGGATTTTTCTGCAAGACCTGTAAAGTTAGCTGCATAAACATTTGCCCAACGCAAGCTAGCACTGCCTATATTAAATGTGTTATCAGTTGCAGGGATAAGTCCAGTTGAATTAACTGTTGCAACGTGTGTTACAACTCCTTGTGAATCAGTTGTTTTTAGTTTAATAATACTGTTATTGCCTGAAACGTTTTGAATAACACCTTCAGTGCCATTTTCAACAATTATTTGAAGATCTTGTGAATCGCCTACAAAAAGTCCAGCATCTGGAAATTCTACAACTGAGCTGAATATTGTATTTTCGCCAACTGCTGTTAATACATATTCTGATGCATCTCTGCCACCTAATTTTAATGAATTAGAAGCTGTTCCCCAGAAATAATGCGGCGTCGATGTAACACCGCTTGTATCTAATTTAGTATTAACAAGAGTTACACCTTTTTTGACTCTATCAAAACCAGTTACTGGAGTAGCATCTGATAATGTAAATTCTGTCGGACTAATAACCATAACAACTTCGTCTTCGATAGTTGCGCCAATAATTCCTCTTACGCCGCCGATATCGTCTAGAACTTCTAGACTTTGCATTTGGGTTACACCTTCGCCTGCGTTTTGTGGGCCAATCAATACAAAGTTCGTACCGTTATATACATATAACTGATCATTGCCAGAGTCCCACCAAAAGTCTCCAACTGCTAAACCAGTTGGTTCAGCTGATCCAATTTCAGCGCCGCCAGTAGTGCGCCATTTTGCGCCGTCATAAAATTTAAGTTTGCTTCCAGCAGTATCAAACCAAACTTGTCCACTTAATGGTCTTGCTGGTTGATTTGCTCCTGCAAAATTTTCAAGTAAATAAAGAAAGTTCTCGTTTTGGATTTCGCCGTAACCGGCATAGTTTTTACCGATAAATTTAAGATCGGTAGTTTGATCAACCGTGCCGTCTTCGACAACTGTTAATAATGTATTATTATATCTATCAATTTGATATGCCATGTTAGTTTAACCCCTAGTACTATCTATTATTTATCGTTTTTTAATATGCTGTAGTTGTCTGGTGCACCCAGGCGTTACCTACTGCTTTATATACCATTAATGACCTTGTTGGTGTAAGAACAACTAGTCCTGAGGCGCCTTCTGGAGCAAAAACTACATCTTGCACCACTGATTCATTTTGTGTACCATTTGAATCAACTGCAATATAACTTACATTTTTAATTGCTTCAACGTTAACGCCGTCAACTGTTGCACCTGCATAAGAAGTAGCATGTATCTTTGCAAGTTTGTTTGCGTTTATTGAACCTACTGGATACATATCTGCCAAGTATGCTGCTACTGCATTTTGCAAAGTCACTCCGCTACCAAGACCGGTAATATCCATACTAAATGCAATTGTTTCTACTGCAACTTTTGTGTCTACATATAATTTATTTGCAGCATCTTGATCGTTATTTGGTGTAGCAAGTCCGGTAATCTTTTGATTATCTGCAATAGCAATATCGCCTGCTGCTGTAATAGAAATACCTGCTGTTGAGACTACTCGCAAATCGTTAGTTGAACTAATTGTTTTACCGTTGACATTAATTTCATCAACTTGTAGTTCTGTTAGCGTTCCTAAATTTTCTAAACTACTGTTAATAACTGTAGATTCTAAAGTAGTATTAGATAATTTTGCAACGCCGCCGATCATAAAAGATTTAGCAGTGTCGCTGACGTTTACGTTTACGTTAGATGTCCATGCATTAGTAGCTTGTTTCCAAGTAAGAAGCTTTTGTTTAGGAACTGCTGCTTCAGTAATGTCTAATATTAAACCTGCGTTATCTGCATCAGCTTGATCAAGCACTGTACCGTCGGCTGTTTTTGCAATTTCAATGTTTTTATCTTCTACTCTTAAAGTTGCAACATCAATACTTGTAGTATCGCCTTCAATTAATAAGTTTCCAGTTACTCTTAAATCGCCTTCTACGTCTAAAGTATACTCAGGAAGTCTATCTGTTGTAAATATACCTACGCGACCTTCGCTTGCATCAATGTAAATACCATCAACTGTAACCGATCCATATGCGCTTGATTTAACACGCAAACTTAAATCGTGATCTGTAAGCTGATTTTCAATATAAAAACGTGGGCCAACAACTTTTTGTACGTTATTTTGCGACAGACCGATTGTTAATCCACCTGAGTTTTGTACAGTTAAAGTTCCTACTGTAATACCATTTGAATCTGATGGTAAAAATTGGTCAGCTGTTCTAACAACGCCTGTACCTGTTACAAGTGAGTTAGCGCCTGATGCGATTCCGTGATACTTAAATGTATCTTTATTAATAATATTAAAGCCTTCGTATATTGTTCCATTTGGATTTGTATCAGTAACTAGTCCTAATATTCTCTGAGAATAAATTGGTGTAAATTCTAAATTACTAAACACTCCAGACAGTGTTCCGCCTATATACAAATAAGAAACAGTACGTGAACGACTTTGTAAATCTAACAAACTTCCAATTACAAATCCGCTTTGCCCTTGAGTAGCAGTATATTGTGGACCAATTAATATAGTATCTGTTCCGTCATATGCATACAACTGATTGTTTAGGTTGTCAATCCATAAGTCGCCAGCAACCATTTGTGGTCGCGAATCTTGTACAAATGGTCCGCCAGATGCTTTCCATACTGCACCGTCGTATACTTTTAATCGCTGATCAGTTACATCCCACCATACCTGTCCTGTTAAAGGATTACTAGGAGCAGCAGTATTTGCAAAACTTTCTAATAACTTAATAAAGTTTTCATTAAAATATTCACCGTACCCGGAATAATTTCTACCAACTAACACAAGGTTAGTGCTACTATTATCAATTTGCCCGTCGATTAAATCTGTTAGCAGTGTTCCGTCTGTCTTGTTTAGTTGATAACTCATGTTTTATTTTCCAGTGTAAATTATATAATTTAATGCTAAGTATGGGTTCATTACATTTAATGCAGTGCCTAATACACCTGTTGTTTTTACACCACCACTTTGTGCTAGACCTTGTGTGCCGCCTAGCCCTGGTTCTATCGAAAGGGTAATTGCGCCAACGTCTTCTGCTGCACCAGATGCTTCACGAATTCCGTAGTATTGGTTACCGTTACTACCTTCCATATCGTGCTCATGTTCAGGTAAGTTATCAATTCCAATTGAAGTTGACTCTGCACCTAAGTTTCCGCCGATTTGGTCAGCCGCAGCATTAGTAACTCTATTAGCACTTGGGCCTCCCAAGTTATCAAGACCTAGTGGGAATCTACCACGCATGTCCGGAAGCGCAAAATAGTTAACACCAGCATCAGATAATAGTGCAGGGTCTTTAAAGTTAAATCCAATTACGTTATATAACTCAGTGAAATCAGAACGTTTAACTTCACTTCCGTCACATATTAACCATCCAGTTGGTGCTTCAGTTCCGCCAAATGGCATAATTGCACCCGGAGGCACCAATGGTATTGATTTTAGAAAATTACGCTTAGTAATTTTATAAACACCCGTTGTTCCTGTAGTTACGTTTAATAACAATTCGTCAGCATTGCTTGCATCATATGTTACTGTTTTATTTGATATAAAACTATTAGCGATTGAAACATTAAATGTTTTAGTGCTTCCGCCAGTTTGTCCATCAAACGAAAAACTGTTTGGCTCAACATCGCCGCTTAACGTAAATGTAGTTGCACTAGCAAGTCTATCTGCACTGCCTGCGCGGCCACTAACTGTTCCACTTACGTTACCCTGAACATTTCCGTAGAATGTTGTAGCATGTATTTGATTAAATTTTAA